GATTCGATACAGGTTACTACAACGATATATTAGAGTAAATACATTATGAGCAAAAGTTTAGATGGTGTTTTAACCAAAAAAGCCAATCAAAAAGAAACATTTACAGAACAACAAATTTTTGATCTGCAATCCTGTATGGATCCTAAGGAAGGATACTTATACTTTGCACGTAAATTTTCATATATACAACATCCTGTAAAAGGTAAACTTTTATTTGATCCTTTCGAATATCAAGAACGTTTATTAAAAAGCTATCACGACTTTCGTTTTAATATTAATATGTTACCAAGACAAACCGGTAAGACAACATGCGCCGGAATATATCTGCTTTGGTATGCTATGTTTACTCCAGATCAAACTATTCTTATTGCTGCTCACAAATACACAGGTGCACAAGAAATTATGCAACGTATACGTTATGCATACGAATTATGTCCTGACTATATTAGAGCCGGTGTTACTAACTACAACAAAGGTTCAATCGAATTTGAAAACGGTTCACGTATTGTTAGTGCCACTACAACAGGCAACACAGGACGTGGTATGAGTATATCATTACTATACTGTGATGAGTTTGCATTTGTACAACCTAATATTGCTACAGAATTTTGGACATCAATATCACCTACACTAGCAACAGGTGGTCGTGCTATTATTACTAGTACACCAAACTCAGATGAAGATACCTTTGCTAATATTTGGAAAGAAGCAGAAAAGAAATATGATGATAACGGTGCTGAACAACAAGTAGGTGCTAACGGATTTCACAGCTTTAGAAGCTATTGGCAAGAACATCCAGACAGAGACGACGAATGGAAAGACGAAGAATTAGGACGTATTGGCGAAGAAAGATTTAGGCGAGAATATGATTGTGAATTCCTAGTATTTGACGAAACACTTATTAGCAGTTTGAAACTTGTCACTATGGAAGGCGAAAAACCAATCATGAACATGGGACAAACACGTTGGTATAAAAAGTTATCAAAGCAATGTTCTTATGTTGTTGCACTAGATCCTAGTATGGGTACAGGTGGTGATTATTCAGCGATACAGGTATTTGAGTTACCCAGTTACACACAAGTTGCTGAGTGGAGACACAACACAAGTCCTATTACAAGTCAGATACGTGTGTTAAAAGACATACTAGATCACATAGCAAGTGAAACAAATAATCCACAAGGTATATATTGGTCAGTTGAGAATAACGGATTAGGAGAAGCCGCTCTTATTGTTATTAATGATTTTGGCGAAGAAAATTTACCAGGTCTGTTTGTAAGCGAACCAATGCGAAAGGGTCATGTAAGAAAGTTTAGAAAAGGATTTAACACTACACATAGTACAAAAATAAGTGCTTGTAGTAGAATGAAGACAATGATAGAAAATGATAAAATGCAAGTTTTTTCAGGAGCATTGATCAGTGAATTAAAAGGATTTGTAGCAACAGGATCTAGCTATCAAGCAAAAACTGGAGAAACAGATGACTTAATTAGTGCATTATTACTTGTCATACGAATAATGAGTGTGTTAAAAGATTGGGATCCTAGGGTATATAATACATTCAAAAGTATGGAAAATGAAATTGATTATGAACCACCCATGCCCATCTTCATATCGACCAATTATTGATAAATATTAATATGAAAAACCTAGATCTAATCAGTGAAGAATTATTTAACAAAATACGCGGCCGCTTTCCTAGTGTTACAATCGGCAACGGTGAAGGAAATGTAACAAACGTTCCTAATGAAGCAAGATTCTTTGATTTCGACTTTAACGAAGGAGATAAAAATTTAGGTAAGGTAAGTATAAGTGTTGACGATAAAAGTTTAAGTGTTATGTACAGTAACAATTTTATCGAAGGCCAAGATAAAATGACTAAAGAAAAATGGTACGGGTTTTTAAAAGAATTGAGATATTTTGCTAAAAAAAGATTGTTAAACTTTGATACCAGAGACATTACAAAGTCTAATCTTAACAGACGAGATTATAAGTTTTTAGCAAACAAATCCGGAGAAGAAACAATGAGCGAGTCAAAAATGTATGGAACAAGTAAAACTAGCTACCAGGACGTAGGCACAGCTAGGTTAGCACTAAAACATAGCAAACCAGTTAACCACGAATATGCAGCTGGAAGAACACAAAATGTAGAAGCAATTTACATTGAAAGTAATCAAGGTGAAAGATTTAAATATCCGTTCAGACATTTAAACGGCGCAAGAGCAATGGCAAGACATGTTAGTGAAGGCGGAAACGCATATGACGAATTTGGTAAGCACATTGTAGGATTATCAGAAGAACTTGCAAAGTTAAGAAAGTTTAAAAATTACATGAGTCGCTCTAGTGTAATGGCTGAAGGCTTAACTGATTATATGGATGTTGTTTATGAAAGAATTGATACAGTGAAAAAGACTGTAGAGCAATTACAAAAAGAATCTTATTACAAAGAAGCATTTAGTAACTACTCAACGCCTGTAATGGAAGATGTTCCAGAAGACATTGCAAGTAATTGGATTGATCAATTAACTATTAAACAGTTTAATGAAGAATTAAAAGACGTATTTCCATACATTTATAAATTAGTAAACGAAAAAACAAAAGCACAAGAGCTAGGACCAGAAGACTTATTAGGCGAAACTGATATTGTAGAAAAGTATATGAAAGGCTATAGCAAGTATCATTGCGAAGACTGTGGTTGTCAAATGCACAACTGTAAACCAGATTGTGATTGTTCACATGACTCACATGATGAAAAAGGTAGTTGGTGGAAAGATGCTAACGGAAATGGTATTCCGGACATAATGGAAGATACGGACACAATGACCGAATACGAACAATGGGCAGATGAAATTGTAGAAGCAGGATTAGACACAGAGCCTGAAGAAGAAAAGATACCTGTGACCGAATTTGTATTATCTTTGTTTGATAGAGAAACTGGACAGTTTCCAAAAGGCGAAACAGCAGTATTAACAGCAATTGAAAAAGATTATGGTGAGCAGTATATTGATCCAGCAAAATCATTCATTGAAGCAATCAATGAAAAATATGCACAGTTTGCAGAAGCTGGTGCAATTCAGGATCAAGACATGATCGAACCAGAATCACAAGGCACTGTAATGGAGCCTACAGTTGATCAAGATGAACAGTTTGGCGAAGATATGAACGCTATTATGGCAAAAGCAGGCAAAGATAAGCATGGCGGTGAATATATGGATAAAGCTAGAGAAAAAGCCCAGAAAAAAGGTGCACCTCTATCACCAGAAGAAAAAGACAAACTTCGTGATCAACATAGTAAGAACAGATCGAACACAAAAGAAGATAAAGAACTAGAAGATATCAGAAGAATAGCAGGCATATAAAATAAATTCAATTATTTGTAAGATTTCGCTTGACTTCTGATAAATAATAGCGTACAATACATAATGTGCTGTACGTATAAAGGCACAAGAGTAGCAAATAATTTGTTGCTCTGCACATAGGCATAACATATAGGAGGCATTAACTATGGCATCATTAGCAGAAATCCGAGCAAAGCTCAAGGAACAAGAATCACGCACAAGCGGTAATTCATCAGGCGGCGGCGACAACGCAATTTACCCATTTTGGAATATTAAAGAAGGCGAGAGTGCAACTCTACGTTTCCTTCCAGATGGCGATGAGTCAAACACTTTCTTTTGGAAAGAGCGTTTGATGATTAAATTGCCCTTCGCAGGCGTAAAGGGTGAAACTGATTCACGTCCTGTACAAGTACAAATTCCGTGTATGGAAATGTACGGCGAGACATGTGACATCTTAAACGAGGTACGTGGCTGGTTTAAAGACCCAAGTCTAGAAGATATGGGTCGTAAGTATTGGAAAAAGCGTTCATATATTTTCCAAGGTTTTGTAACGGATAACCCACTCTCAGAGGATACTACTCCTGAGAATCCAATTAGACGTTTTATTATTGGTCCACAAATTTTCCAAATTATTAAAGCGGCTCTTATGGATCCAGACATGGAAGAACTACCAACAGATTATACTGCTGGCGTAGACTTCCGTCTTAATAAAACAAGTAAAGGTGGATATGCAGACTATTCAACATCAAACTGGGCACGTAGAGATCGTCCATTAGGTGATGCTGAAATGAAAGGCATTGAGACTAACAGCTTGTGGAACTTGTCCGACTTTTTACCTAAGAAACCAGGTGAAGTAGAAGTAAAAGTTATGAAAGAAATGTTTGAAGCGTCAGTAGATGGCGAAGCATATGATGCAGATAGATTTGGTCAATATTTCCGTCCAGCAGGTATGTCAGCAAGAACCGGTGATCCAAATCAATCATCAGTCAACGGAACAGCAACTTCAAGAACTGCTGATCCAGCACCAACTCCAGCACCAGAGGCACCTGCTCCAGTAGCAGAAACTGCACCTGAGCCAACTCCAGCACCAACTGCTGAAGCGGCGCCTGCAGAAGGTAATGCTCAAGACATTCTTGCAATGATTCGTTCAAGACAATCTAGCTAAAGAATAAATTAAGTGCTCCTAGTACTTAAACCAGAACAGAGATTCATTGCCATTGGCTGTCAACGTTCTAAACAGTACTAGGAGTGTAGCTTTAACAAGGAGAAACTATGGCTAAATCATTTGACGTTAGTAAGTTCCGTAAGGACTTAACAAAAAGCATCTCAGGCATGAGTAGCGGCTTTAACGATCCTACAGATTGGATCTCAACAGGCTCATATGCACTTAACTATCTTATTAGTGGCGACTTTCACAAAGGTGTTCCGCTAGGTAAGGTAACTGTGTTTGCAGGTGAATCAGGAGCAGGTAAAAGTTATTTCTGTTCCGGTAACATCGTAAAACACGCACAAGACCAAGGCATCTTTGTAGTACTAATTGACTCAGAGAACGCTCTTGATGAATCGTGGCTACAAGCATTAGACGTAGACACGTCAGAAGAAAAACTACTAAAACTTAACATGAGTATGATTGATGATGTTGCTAAAACAGTATCAACATTTGTAGCAGACTATAAAGCAATGGCCGAAGAAGATCGACCTAAAGTATTGTTTGTAGTTGACTCACTAGGTATGTTGCTAACACCTACAGACGTAGATCAGTTTAGTAAAGGTGATATGAAAGGTGATATGGGTCGTAAGCCTAAGCAATTGACCGCACTTGTTCGTAACACAGTTAACATGATTGGTTCACTTAATGTAGGACTAGTATGTACTAACCATACATACGCATCACAAGATATGTTTGATCCAGATGACAAGATCAGTGGTGGACAAGGTTTTGTTTATGCATCAAGTATTGTTGTTGCAATGAAGAAAATGAAACTTAAAGAAGACGAAGCTGGTAATAAGATCAGTGAAGTACGTGGTATTAGAGCAGGTTGTAAAGTAATGAAAACTCGTTATGCAAAACCGTTCGAAGGTGTACAAGTAAAGATTCCATACGAAACAGGTATGAATCCTTACAGTGGTCTTATTGAATTATTTGAGAAAAAAGGCTTGTTAGAGAAGCAAGGCAATAGACTCAAGTATATCGATCTAGCTGGAGAAGAACATCTTGATTATCGTAAGGCTTGGATGGAACCATCTAAGATGGATATGATCATGTCAGAATACAATGAAAAGTTAGCACCTGTGGTAAATACCGCGGATGACGACGACGAAGTTGTTGTAGCCGAACATGAATTAATCGAGGAGTAAACTATGGACGAAGGTCAAATTGTTGACATATGGACTTTATTTAAAGAATATGTCGATAAAAAAAATATTGAAGTTGCGGCAGAACGCTATGTAGATATGTTAGCTGATTACGGAGTAGATGATCACACACTTACTTCGGTGTTAGGTAGTGATAATCATTTAGATGCTGCAATTAATTATTTTTTAGATGTAGAAGAAGAAAATTTTGCAGAAGACGATCCATGGGAAGATGAAGACTAATGGGATGGTATAGTGAAGTCTCACGTGATGTATCTAAGATACCTGATGCTGTAGCATTCTTTGAAAGCGAGTTAGTTAATGCTCGTCAAGAAGTAAAGCTCAAAGGTAATGTTGAACGTGCCGCGGCAGAAATGCCCGGTATCGTTGAGCATCGCTTTAATCAGTTACAAGAGATTGAAGCTATACTACACTATTTAAATATTGAACTACGTAGATTGCGTAGCTCATATTTTAAGAAATATCTTGAAAACTATCAACGAGCTCTGTCTAGCCGCGATGTAGAAAAATACGTCGACGGTGAGGCAGACGTTGTTGACTATGAAAAGATTATCAACGAATTTGCACTTATGCGTAACAAGTGGTTAGGTTTGTTAAAAGGACTTGATCAAAAACAATGGCAAATTACTAATGTTGTAAAACTTAGAGTTGCTGGCATGGAGGACGCAAGTCTGTGAGTGGAATAAAAAATAAACGAGTACAACATTCGCCGGAAGGCGCTCCTCACCTAGGAGGACATAATTGGCGTACACATATTGATACATTTGTATTAGATCATTATAAAGTATC